GGAGTCACGCCCGGTAGGGCCGAGACCCGATCAATCGCGCTGGCGAACGCCTCAGCGGCTTGCGCGCGATCTGCATCCGTGATCCCTGGCCGGTTCCACACCGTCTCGAACGACTTACGCGCCACGCTATAGGCGGTCGCCGGTGCCCACGATCCGACCCCCGCGGCGATGGTGGTGACCTTCTCGCCGTCCTTCGTGTACTGCTTCGCAGCGCTCGCTTTGCCCTTATCCGCGGCATAGGCGGCGGCGTCCGTATAGCCACTCGCTTGCGTCGTCAACGCATTGGCGAAGTAGGCGCTCGTCAAGTTGCCGTCCCAGCCCGGATCCGTTGCCCGGATCGCGTCGATCAAAGGCTTCCACCCCACCGGATCCGCGCGCATGGACTCGTTACGCGCAGCGAGCAGGGCTTCCATGCGGCCGGGATCGTTTTGCCCGTGGAGCATGAAGTCGGACAGATCCTGCGTCTCACCGATGAGACCGGCCTGCCTCGCCCACCCCGTCAACACCTGGGTCAACAGCTCGCCGTTGGCGATCTTCTCGGTGCGGATCTTCTCTTGCGCAGCAGCGTACGCGGCCGCCTCAGCGGCCGCTGCCGCGGCCCGCCCCCGAGCGGAGTGCGCAGACATGAACGCAGCCGCGTCGGTCTGTAGTGTGCGCCAGAACGCACTGTCACGCGGCACCTTCAAGGACCAGTTCAAGTAGAACTGCGCCATTTGGCGGTCGTTGATCTTGCCCTGCTCATAGAGGAGCCCTTGCTTCGTCTCCGCGATGTTGTAGGCGATCTGGTCATAGGTGGACTTGTACTGGTCGTACGTCGCCCCCCCGCCGACCCCATCCATGCGCTCTTTCCAATAGGCGAGGATGTCGGCGTCCGTGACAGTCTTGCCCTCGAACGTGCCGCCCTTTTCCCACGCGGTCATGATGTTGTTGGCGCGTTGGTTCGCCATCTCGCGCGCTAGCGCGACAATGGTGCTCGTGAGATTGGGCTGCGCGCGCGGCAGGCGACTGAACGACCCTCGGCGCGGCACTAGCTCTTCCTCGCCTTACCGGCCTTACGCGACTTCTGGCTCGCCTTGACGACCTTGGGCGGCACTATTTCCTACCTAGCTTCTGTTGCGTCAAGATCCGCCCCTTGACCTTACCACCTTGGATCATGCTCTGGAGGAGCGGCGGGCTACTCTCGATGCCGCCCCCGGGACCCTGCGCGAACGGCGGCGGTGCGCCACCGGCCGCTTGCGGGACGCCGGGGAGCGGAGGGAGCTGACCCTGCGCCTCGGGCGCGCCACCCGGACCGGGACCACCGGCGAGATTATTCGGTGTCGCCGTCCCGAGCGCGGTGCGCAGGTCGGTCTGCCCGCTGGTCAACTGACCCTCGGCCTGTTGCTGCGCTGAGGAGGGTGTCGGCAACCCCAGCGCTTGGAGGGCGCCCATCAACTGGGCCATAATCTGCACTCGCTCCGGCCACAACGTAGCGTCAGTGCTCTCCTCGCGGATGAGATCCTGCTCCGTCTCCGGATCATCGACGCCCACGGCATCCATCGCCCGGGCTTGGCTCCACAGCTTCGCGTTGACCGCATTCGCAGCACGCGTCATCGTCTCCATCTCGTCGCGCGGAGAGAGGGACGGGTCAGTGATGTCGAGATACCCGGCACCCTTGCCAACGATCTCGCGAACAGCCGCGTCTTTCTTCGCCCAAATGGCGAGAGCAGTCTCCCACACCGTCCGGCGCCACTTGTAAAGCAGCTTCCGGCGGATCGAGATGCGGCTCTCGTAGTTGGCGATGAGGGCGTTGATAGCCTTCGAGGACGACAACACTTGCGCGGGCGCTAGCCCGAGCAGCAGGTCGTTGAGGCCAGAGACTTCCGCCTTTTTCTTGTCCATGCGCGTGAAGAACTGCTCAAGCTGGAACTGCGCGATGAACGGCGTGATCGTCTCGATGCGGTTGCCGGGACCCGGAGCAACCAGCGCGTTGCGCGTCGGCTTCAAGCCCGGCGGGACGCGAGTCGGTGCGTCTTGGCCGGTCAACTGCCAGAAGTCGCCCGCGATCCCGTTCTGGATCATCTGCGCCCCAGCCGTCAAGAGCTCCATCTCCTCGCGGATCAGGGGCTCAACGTCATACAGATCAGGGCGCCCAGCGGGGAGGCCGGGGACAAACGTGTTGAACAGCGGGATGTAAGGCAGCTTGCCTTCGTATTCGGGGTACTTCAGCGGCCCACGGATGATGAGGTTCCCCGCGATCACCACGTTGTACGTGTCCATCCGCAGAAACTTCGTGCCGCGCCAGACCGGTTGACGGTACCAGTAGTCCCAGACCTCGATCCGGGCGTCAGCCAATGCGAGCCATGGGCGCGTCGGGCTCGCCTCCCAGGAGGTTTGCTGCACCAATGGCACGATCGTGCCGTCCGTCTCCCTAAAGGGGACTACGTCCACGCCATAGGCTTCAACGAGCGCATTCGGCTCGAAGAGCGTGACGTAGGCGGCCCACTCAAGGGCTTCGTACGAGTCTGTCTTGTAGCCGAGCCACAGGTTCTTGGGCTGCTCGACGACTTGGATACACGCGCGGGGCGGGCTCAGGTTCGGGTCGTAGTAAACGTGGCCCGCCGCGATCCCGTACAAGGACTTGACGGTGATGGCCTTGTGGAACTTGAGGTCGAAGTCCTCAACCTGCTTCCACGAGACGTACAAACGCTCAGTGGCGGCGGCGGCCTCCCGCGCCGCTGGAGTGTTCGCGGTTGCCAGCATGTTCTCGATGGGCTCAACTGCTTGCAGCGCAGAGGGCACATCGACGTACACCGGCGGGTTGTTCAGACTAATGTGCTTCCGGCCAGGGATGACGATGTTCGGATCCAGCGGCCAGATGTCAGCGCCGCCCGCCGTGAAATCCTCGGCGAAGTACAGCTTATCGGCACGATCGGACCAGTCGCGGAGACGGTCTTGCGTCGGCCGGATCGCTGCGATCCGCCGCGACAACGAGTAGATGATCTGCTTCGTGTCGTCGTCGGTCGCGTGAAGCATCCCACGCGCGAGCGTCATGTCCGCGATCACAGAGGATCCCGGCAGAATGGGGAACGTATTAGCCATTAGACGTAGGGCCTCATGTCAAAGGCCACAGCGTTGCTGCCGTCAACGGGAGTGCGGCGCAATAGGGAGACAGCACAGCAAAGCGCCATTACGGCATCCTGCTCGATCTTCCTGTCCTCAAGGCGGTAACCGAGCAACTGCTTCCTCACTTGCAACCAGATCCCCTCTCGCGGGAGGAGCAGGCGTCCCTCGTCGATCAGCGTGCGAACGTCTCCGAGGAGCATCCGCTTTTTTTGTATGGTACCACCGAACTCTACGTTCGTGAGGTTCGGAATATCGCCCTCGACCGCCTCGCGGAACATCTTTCCACCGAAGCCGGTCGCGTCTAATGCAGTATAGCAGGTGGACGATAGCCCGTCTGGCCGATGAACGCCGTACGCATTGTGAGCGTCAGCCGCCAACGCCACGAGCGCCTCAGTGGACTTCTGTCCGCGCTTCTGCTCCGCGCGGACGCCAACGAGGAACGGGCGGTCGGGTTCATCGGCATTCGCGACGATCTTGAGGACGATCGACCATGCGGAGTCCTGTTGCTTCGCGGGATCCACGCCTTGGAGGTAAAGACCCCTCGGCTTCGAGGGCGACCGCTCTGGCATCCCTGATACGAAGCACATCTCCACGTTGCCACCGTTGAAGTAGGCCGCCTTCGCTTGTAGGAACTCGCCGTCGATGTTCTGTCGGATCGTACGCTCATCCATATCGGCGACGAGACGGTTGAACCCCTCCTCGTCGATCCCGTAACCGACGTTATCCCGCGTGCTCATGCGCAGAGAGCGCCACGAGGGCAGCCGCCGCGGGTTCACGGGGTCGCCGAGATCCCAGTTGTCAGCGAAGTCGGATCCCAGGTCCTCGGACGGCGTGCTCACCATGATGAGCTGGCCGCCGGTGCCTAGACGCCGGAGATTGAAGACCTCTTTGATGAGGAAGACGAGATTGCGCTCGATACCGGCCTCATCGAAGCTGATGCCGTGCATGTCTTTGCCGAGGCTCCCCAGCGCTCGCTCGCCGGTCGTCCGAAAGTGGACCTGCGCCCCGCCCCACTCAGGCGAGAAGCGCACCCACCGATAGTCACCGTACTCTTTGACGGTCCAATCCGCCACAGGGCCAGCGGCCGTCAACGGGCAGCCGCGCCCCAGTTGCCCCTCGTGGGTGCCGGACAAGAGGCGCACGATGTCCGCGTACACGAGGTCGGCGACCTCTTGGGCGATCCCAAAGTGGTACCAGTGGTACTCGGATTGGAGCCAGCGGACAGCCTCCTCTGGCGTCACGGGCTTCGCGCGGTTCGTCTTATCGAGGCAACAGAAGATAGTGAGCACCGCGAGGAGGGCCGTCTTCCCCGCGCGGTTGCCGCTCGCAAGGAACAGGGTGAGAAACTCGGCGGACCAGTGGCGGGAGCTATTGCGCGCGAGCACGAGAGCGCCGAACGCTAGTTGCCCGACGTGCAGATCAAGGGCAAGGCGGTCACGAGCGAACGTGCGGAGCTGGTGAGCCGCCTCTAGCTCTAGGCTACTAAGGCCGAACCGCGTAGAAAGGATGTAGTCTTGGCGGCGGTCAGTCAGTCTCGCCATCGTCGACCTCGGTCGCGACCCCGTCGATGGTCATGCCGTCGTCGAGCGCGAGTGGGCGAGCGCCGGTGAGCATCGCGATGATCGCAAACGCGAGCTCCGCGTTGCCGGTCTTCACTTTAGCCTTCTCTCGGCCATCCACGAGGCCCTGCGCCTTCAACCCGATCGCGAGGGCGGGCGCGTAGTCCTTGTTCAAGAGCTGGCCGTCCGTCATCTCCTCAGCGACGACGAGATACCGGTCGCGGAGGAGGATAGCGAGGTCTTTGCCCTTGGGCAGCACCTTCGCTTGCATCGGCGTTGGCGGCGGACCTGCGCCGAGGCTATAGTCGACGGCAGCTTTCAGGGCAGCATCTTTCTTGAGTCTCGCGCGGTAACGCGCCATAGTCGCGGCTCGCCGAGCGCGGCGCTCAGCGGGGCTCTTAGGGATACGGATCCGTTGTGGCACTCTAGGGGATTGTAGCAGACCACCCGTGTACGACGTATCGCCGCGCCCTGTCGATCGCTTCGCCGTGGCGCTCAACCATGGGGACAACCTCGCGGTTACAGAAGCGGCACAAGAGGCCGCGAACGAGACCGGTCGCGTGATCGTGGTCGACCGCGGGTGATGTTCCGATGCGCCGCCCCTCTAGGACACCGCGAAATGTGCATTGGAGGTGCCATGCGGGTAGTCTAAATGGCCGGAAGCATACTGCACAGCGGTGCCCCTGGGCATCTAGGCGCTCATCGCGCTCCGCGACAGTAATGTTGTAGCCATTCCGTGCCCCCTGCGTCCGTAGGGCGGTCGCCACCGATTTCGGGGACAGGATCCTCCGCTTACGGCGCACCGATTTTCCGTCGTCGAACGCCATCAATCGTCTGCCGTCGACACATTGTACCCTGCGTCACTGCGCATAAGCATCCCATCCTTTCGCATGTCTATGAGGCGGTGTTTGACGACATCGTGGCTAAGGCCGCAGCCCTTGGCAATCTCTAACGGTTGCGCAGGCCCATTGTCCATGAGCCAAGCGTACAGCAGTTGCCTCGTTTCGTGCACGTTCTCCAATCTGAACTGCATGTCAGCCTTCGTCCACCCAGTGACGTTGAACTTCAGTTCGACTGGGGTGTCCTCAACATCCCTACCGGCGACGAGGAAGGTGCCGCCGTTCTCCCCGCGCTTCCGGTTGAGGAAGATGACGAAGTCCGCCGCGCCCGTCACCCCGCGGGTGCCCGTCACCCGCGTCATCCAATCCTCGCTCCCTTGCTTCCGGTCATGGGTAACTACGAGGATCGTGCTCCCGGGGTTCATTTTGGCAACGAGCTGGAGGGTGGAGAGGGCATCGTAGTCCGTATCGTACGCATTGAGGTTCTTTGATTGCGTCGCCCCATTGGGCCGGACCTTCGCGAGCACGTCAATGATGACGAGCGCGTCTGGGTTGTGCCCGAGCCATGCGTTGATTTCATCCTCTAGGGCGCCACCGAGCCTAGGCGCCTCCCACCTTAGGTGCAAGCGCTCTAATCCTTGTCGGCGGTCGCCGACCATGGAGGCTACCCGAGATTGGCTACGCCGTTGCCCATCCTCCAACGCGTAGTAGAGGACTGGGCCAGACGCTACGGCGATGTCGAAGACACTGCCGCCGAGCGCAATCTCTACGGCGAGCTGATACGCGAGTACGGACTTCCCTGTCTTCGGCGGGGCGGCTAAGAGCCCGAGCCCCTCGGGCAAAAGATGGTCAACGCGCCACTTGAGAGGCGGCAGTGATAACCCGAGCAGTGTGTCAGCAGTCATTCCCGTCAATCCAGAGGGTAACGATAACGTTGCTATCACTCTCTGTGGACGGAGGAATAGGTTGCCTGTCTTTGCGGGCGGCCATTTCGAGGCTTCGGTGGCGAGCGTCCGCATATCCGCCGCGGTCCATGGGCGCTTCGGGTCGAGGCTAATGATGGAGCCGGACGCGAGACGGGAGACGAGGAGCCCCTCGTAGTCCTTGGCCGTCAAGTTCCCTTGGAGCGCGAGGCGGCCAAGGAACGAGAGGATGTCGGCTCTGGTGCCGAGAGCGGCGGGCTGTGCTTGGGTGGAAGCCGCCTCACGCCGCCCTCGGTGATTAGAGTATAGCCAATCAGGGGCAGCGCCCCATTCCGAAACCGCCTTCCAGTCGCTCGGGTTCCACGCGATCACGTAGCCCTTGCCGCCGACACGCGTATCGTACCCAAGCGTGTGCCCTTCGGTCACTTGGTCAGCGGGGCGGTCGATCCGGTAATAGATATGGATCCCGCCCTCGCGGCGCGTCGGCGAATAGACGGACGGCGAGACCTCGAAGCCGGTTGCCTCGAAGACTTCAACGTCGTCGATATCGAGGACCACGCAATTGCTGGGTACAGCAACGCCGATGAGGTCGTCGTCGCGCCACTCGTACTTGCGCGGCTCTCGCCAGTCGCCCGGCGTCCTAGGGCGTTTATCCGGGTGACACGGGAAGATGTCGAAGCCTAGGCTCTGGAGATAAGCAACGTCGGTCCGCGACACTACGGGGTCCGCGGGAGGTTCGACGGCCGGTAAACGCGCTTCGGCCACTTCGACTGCCTGTAATAGCGCTTTGGCCGCGAACGGAGGTTCCGCGTAATGGGGGTCCCCCAATCACTGACGAGCGCTGGATCCCATCCGCCCCGTTGATAGTCGAAGCCGCCGTCAATGAAGGTTGCGGAGCAGCGGCAGCGAACAAAGTCGTACCGATAGTTCGAGAAGAGCCGGTCTCCGCAAGCGGAGCACTGCACGCCGTATTGGACGATCATAGCCACCTCCTCAGATGGTTGCGCCCCCCGGTGTATACCAACCACCGGGGGGCGGGTAGGCCCCTCCGCTGAGGAGCCGGGGGGCCTAAGGTCGAGACATGACCAAGAGGTCGTTGGCCGCATCCAGTAAGCCGGAGACGAGCGACTCGGCGTTCTGCCGCATTGGAAATGGTAGGCGCTTGGACATCAGCATTTCTGAGAGGCGAGCGATCATTTCAACGTAGCGTTGCAAAATCCGAATATCGAGCTCCGGGTCTTCAAGCTGCGAGCAACAGCCGTTACTCACTGTCCGCCGACTTACGTGAACGCTTCTTGCGGGCGGGGAGGACGTTGACGACGGTCGGCCACCCGGAGTCTCGGATAGCGACATCCACTTGGACTTGACGCCCTTCGAGGTTCCCGGCGTCGAAGCCAGCTCCATCCTCGAAGAAAGCGAACTCCGAGTCATTCATCAGCGCTCGGAGGTAACGGATGGCCTTTGGGCGAGTCTTGCTCGTGGTGTTGAGGCTCATCGAGGTCAAGCCTTCGACGACTACCGGTTCCTCGCGCTCGTACAACACTTCACCGTCGTCATCGAGGAGCGTGAACGCCCACTCGAAGCGGTCGCCGTCGCCGTATTGACCACCAGTGATAAACTTCTGGCTGATTTCGAGCAATGTGGCGTCATAGATGCCAGGCTCCACGTCAGGAGCGTCGGCCGCCTTGCTCGTGGCCGTAAATGTGATGCCCATTTGGGTTCTCCTTCTCGTTGCCGTAGGCGGGGTGCTCCGGCGGTGTGTTTAGTGTACCAGAAACGTCTAGCAGTCGTCGGTTGTCGTCGCCCGCTCGCGAGGCGGTTGCGATCAGCGGGGGATAGGAGGCGGCGGCGGTGTGAAACTACGTTCATTCCGCATATGTGCCGTCACCGCCGTCACCCGTCACCCAAAAGGGTCTAAATGGGCGTTGGGTGACGGCCGGGTGACGGCTCGGGTGACGGACAAACGTTCTATATGGGGCCATATTCGTGCTCAGCGAGGCGTTTGGGTGACGGAGTGACAGCGGTGACGGGATAATAGAGATCAGGGCACTATATCGTGTGCTTTTTCGCTTTCGGACAGCCGTCACCGGAACCGTCACCCGACCGTCACTCCGTCACCGGAGGTCGTGGGCGTCCTAGTCTCGTCTCTTGTCGCCGCCCGTATATGGCTTAGACACCCCTATTGCCTATGAGGCCGGGGGTCGAAGCAAATAGGGGACCCAGGCTTCCGGATCCCCTGTAGGTAGTGGATCCCGTTTTTGGTTAGTGTGCAGAGCGGTGGCCGACTGTCCGCGCGCGCCGCCCGGCGTGCGTAATGTATGGGGGGGTGGGGTGGCCCGTCGCTTGGACCGTCACCACGGCGCGCGTGCTTATGTGTGAGCGTGCATCATGTATAAGCGGCGGCGCCCACGCTCAGGGTGGCTAGGCTGCCTCGCCACCTATTAGCGGCGTAGCGTCCCCCATGCCGAGCGTATCGGCGAGACAGCCCACCGGACCCGTGACGTAGTCACGAAGTCGCCCGCCACCGGTAGCCCACGACCTTCCGACCGCTTCGTCCCCCATGCCGGGCGTATCCCTCGCGCGTCCCTGCGCGCACGCCGATCGCGCGCCGCCCGCCCGCAGTTCCGCGCGCGCCGTCCGCGCCTCGGTCGCCCTGCGGGTCGCTCGGCCGCGTGATCGAAGACAGTTCGCGCGGCCACAGGAAAGGGCAGGACCAGCCAAACTCGGCCGGTCCACCGGATACCCTGAAAGGGTAGGGCAGCGATGACCACGACAGCACGAGCCACGACTTGCGGCGCTCTTGCCACCACGTCACCGGAACTCGCGGAGCTTGGGTGCAAGCGCCTTCCACGTCACAAGGGCGACCATCGAACCACGCTCCACCAGCCTCGCGTCACCTCCGCTCGTACGTCAACGACCAAAGGTCGTCGGGTGTCGAAGGCCGGGCTGAAGCGTCTCGCCGTCAAGCTCGCCGCCGCCGTTGAGACGGGCACGATGAAGCCTAGCGTAGCGATGGCGCGGTACGCCGCCTACGTCACCCGCCTTGCCAGCAAGCGGACGGCCCGCGTCACGACGGCAGCAGCCTAAGCGAAACCACCCGCCGTCACTGGCGGGTGGTCGCACGGGGTGAGCGTGACCCGTGCCTGATGAGCGCTCGATCAAGAGGCGATGCCATGAAAGCCGTCAAGGGTTCCGTACGATGTCCGATCTGTGGCAACACGAAGCGTCACCTTGTGATCGAGTGCGTGCCATCATGACGCTCGAATTCGCCTACGATCAGCTCTGTGACGTGTGCGAGGTTCGCATCATCTTCGTGCTAGTCGGAGCACAGCCCATTGCCATCCTGTGCTCACACTGTGACGGGCCGGAAGTCGATGCTATCGTCGCCAAACTCGGCTCCTGACACACTCAGGCGTCCCTGCATAATGCGGACGCGGGATTATGCGTGCTCATGCACACGATTAGTAGGGCTGCCGAACGGCGGTCCAGAACGGAGGATGTGCCGTGACAGTCGAGGATGTACGCCG